TAGAGGTTGATGAAAATGTCATCCCTATTGAATTAACCATTGAAGGTCTTCTTGATTCTGATCAGGATAGGGCGAGTTATAATTCATTAACCAACAAGCCAACTATCAATGGGCATACGATTACCGGGGATATGACAAATGAAGACCTTGGTATCCCTACTAAAGCTAGTGACCTTATTGATGATGGTAAATATCTTACTGAACAGGAACAGTCAGATTGGAATGAAAATGATACTTCCTCTCCTGCCTATGTAAAGAACAGACCTTATTATATCAATGACCGTATTGAAGATACACAGATCCTTGGTGGTAACTATACCGTACAGAGATTTACTGAGATTGGTCTTGGCTATAGAGCAATTACGGATACTCTCCTAGTTGCTTATAACAAATACAAAATAACTTGGGATGGAACTACTTATTATATGACTGCTCTTCCTGCGGGTGGCAGTAGAGTCTACATTGGTGATATCAATAAAGACCCTTACTTCCGAATTGAGACATATCAGACTACGGAAGGTCAGAAATATATTATGGTAGACTATCCCTCTGATGTAGATGCAGTTCATTCTATCTATCTGTCTAGTCTGAAATCAGAGCCTATGGCTACTCAAGAGTTTGTAGACTTTATTCAGAGTCTAGGTGGCGGTGGGGGAACTACTCCTGTTATTGAACAGGATGCTCTCTATCTTCGTTCTCCTAATAAACTTTGGAAGATTACCATGACAGACTTAGGTGAGTTCAGAGTAGACGAAGTACAGTAAGGAGGGGTTATATGGCTAAGTTTAGTCCCGTAAAAACCCTTATTGGGAAAATGATCCCAATAGATTCTTCAGAATCTCTTATTGGAAGGATGGACTCTATTAGTTCCTCAGAATCTCTTATTGGAAAAATGAATCCCACTGAGTCTATTTCGGGAAAGGTTGAAAAACCGTCTGATATGAGTGGTGAAATTAATATTAACCCGGAAAAAGATATACCAACATATGACGGTAATTATATCGTCATCCCGAAAGCATATAAAGAACAAATATTAGAAACCAAAGAAAAAATGATGGAAGACAACGTAGTAGTGAAGAAAATCCCCTACTACGAAACTAGCAATGTAGATGGCGGCGAAACCGTCTATATAGCGGGGGAGGTTACTTATGGCTAAAAATAAAATTATCTATGGTGGTGAGGTCTTAATTGACCTTACCCAAGATACCGTAACCGCCGCAGATCTTGCTGAAGGTGTAACAGCGCATGATAAATCAGGTGTTGTTATTACGGGTACGAATACATATGACTCAGATACCTCAGATGATACTGCGGCTGTAGCTGAGATTCTTGAGGGTAAGACTGCCCATGCAAGAGGAACTAAACTTACGGGTACAATGAAAAATAATGGTGCTGTCAACGGTGTTATTTCTACTAAGGCGGGTACTTATACTATCCCGATTGGTTACCATGATGGTAGTGGAAAAGTTGCTATTGCAAGCACCGAACAGGCCAAGATTATCGCCGGGAACATCAAGAGCGGTGTTGAGATTCTTGGTGTAACTGGCTCATATACTGGCGAAGCTGTTACTGCTCAGTCTAAGACAGTTACACCAAGCACAACTTCTCAGACGATTCTGCCTGATACTACATATGATTATCTTAGTCAGGTAGTAGTTGAAGCAATTCCGTATACCGAAAGTCCGAACAGTGCGGGTGGTACTACGGTTACTATAGGATAAGGAGGCTAATTTATGGCTTATACAAAAACAAATTGGAAAGATGGAGATGTTATTTCTGCTGAGAGAATGAATAAGATTGAAAAAGGAATTGAAGATGCGGGATCTAGTGGCAGTGGGGAATTTATTGTTACGTTTACATACACTACCTACACCAATTCTTGGAAATGTGATTCTAATAATACCGATATCTATAATGCACATTTGAGTGGAATGGATATTAAATATTATGTTATCGGTGATGGTGACTATCAGCCATTAAACGCTTATGGACGAATGAGGAATGTTTCTAATACTTATTGTGAAACAGAACTATTTAGTTTTATGGATTCAGGCTCTTTTCCTTATATTTATTATTATATTGCATTAAGTGAAGATGAAATAATTCCTCATATGATAGATGCGCCTTCGTTTTTTATTTATGCTTTAAAAAATGGGTCGAGCTATTCTCTTCTTAGTGACTCATCTCAATATTTGCTTGACCGTATTCGCAATAACTATGGTACAGGAAACATGACTGAATTTTCTAGTGTCAGTCTTTGCTTTTATGAAAATAATACCCAGTATATCTATACGCCTATTGGTGCAAATGATACGACCATATATTACAGCGGAATTTCACCAGATGGTAATATTGAAGACAATATATACACAAAGCAAGTTTTTAAATTAACATATGACTCAAAAACAGAAACATTCACTTTAACAAAAATGTCCGAAAATTCATAAATAATCTAAATAAAAAAGGAGTAAAACATGGCACGAAGTAAAGTAGTATATTACGGCACTACGCTGATGGATATAACTGATACAACTGCTGTTGCCGATAAGGTACTATCAGGTTATGACTTCTATAGTGCCAATGGAACAAAAACAAGTGGTTCTCTGAACATAGTAACCTATTATACAGGAACTACAGACCCATCATCTTCTACTGGTTCAGACGGTGATATCTACTTGAAGGTGGTGAGTTAAATGCCTACTATAAGATTAATACCAAGTACCTACTACTTGAGCAACTCTTCTTATCTCAGAGTGAGTAGTGCCGACAGTATGTATGATAATACAGATAGTACAGATTATGCTACTGTTACCAACTCAAGATCATCTACTTCATCATACTATATATATCTGCGTGGTTTTAATTTTGATGATGTTCCTGAAAATGCCGTAGTATCTGACTTTACAGTAAAATTAAAAGCTCATGAGTCTGGTGTATCAACATCTTCATCGTACAGGCCGTATCTTGCTAATGGTACAAGTAAAATCGATGGTTCATGCAGTGCTATAACAACCACTGTTAGTGTTCATGAATTTACTGGTGTTTCCGAAGGTTGGGAAACAATAGCAGGATACGGTTCTAATTTTGGTATTCGCATCAACTGTAGAAGATCAAATAAAAATACAACTAGCTATATGTATATCTACGGTGCTGAGATAGAAGTTACATACACTGTACCTAATCCAAGAACTATTACCTCTACTCTCACAGGAGATGGAACTATCAATCCTTCTGGTGTAACGAATACTTATCAAGATGCTGAATATACTATTACTATCACTCCTACTAACAAATCAGATACTGTTACCGTAAAGAATAACGGTGTTGATGTATCTAGTCAGTTAGTAGTTCATGGCGTAGCACATACAACAGATTTCACAGCTAATGATGTTACTACAAGTGGTATTCAGAGTGGTTCTTCTTATGCAGAGTATGCTGTTGGTTATTCAGCAGAGAACTATAATTCAAATGGCGAAGATAGAAATATGTATGCTTCTTCAAGCAGTACAGGATATGCTCAGTATTCATTTGATTTCAGTAATATTCCTAGTAATGCGAACATAGAATCTATAGAAGCTATCTGCTATGGTCACAGAGAGAGTTCAACTATCAGTTCAACCTATGTATCACAGTGTGTATTAATGTTAGGCAGTTCTCAGGCTAGTGAAGAAGTAGATTTTCCAAGTACAAGTGACACCATCATTACAGTCCCGGCGAATGTAGCAATTACTCGTTCTCAATTAGACAATCTGACCCTAAGACATTATGTAGGCTATTATGGTGGTCTTGTACTTGGTATTACATTAAAGGTAACATATTCTACCGGGGATTCTGTAGATCACTACACCTATACATTTACGGTAGATGATAATGCTACAGTAGCTGTTACTATAGGAACTCAAGAGACAAATACACTTTATACCAAGAAGAATGGTTCTTGGAAAGAAGTTATAAAAGCATATAAGAAACAAAATGGTTCATGGGTCGAGGTAGCAATCGACTCTGTTTTTAATTCTACAGATAAATATGTCTGTGGGGACTAAGGAGTAATATATGGCATATACAAGACATACATGGCAGAGCGGGGAGGTTATCTCCTCTGCTCTTTTAAATAATATAGAAGACGGTATTGAAGAAGCCGCCTCCAGTGGGGGGGGTACACCAGAACCAATTATATTCAATGCAACCTACGATTCTAATCCGGGAGATGTTAAGAATGTTACTTGTAATTATACGTATGACCAAATTAAGGAAATGTCTCAAAATCCAACAATGCCACTAACTGCAACTGTGATAATAAGAAAGGATGATGATAATATACTTAGTACGACATCAGGCTATTCGATTGAAACAATTGCAATTAAAGAAGATATTACCTTTTCTTGCATCGTATATGGTCAAACAGGTCCAAATCAATATAGTTTACTAAAATCCGCAACAATATACCATTCAGATGACTCTATCGAAATTTCTCAAACTGTAATAATGACAAATGATACGGATGATAGCGGCGAAACAGGTGGACAAGTATACTAATAAAAAAGGAAAATAATTATGGACGTAGCTAAACGAGTAAAAATAAACACTTTTCCAAAATTTCTGATGATATGTATTCTCATACATGCATTCCTCCTTACTACAGCAAGTTATCTCCTGTCGTGGTTCGGAAGAGATCCTGTTGTATCAGTCTCTTCTGTAATCGCACAGGAGATTCTTGCTCCTGTAGGAATATATCTAGTAACCAACATGATTGCTAATATCTTTGAGAAGAACAAGACTATCATTTCAGAACCATTGGATCATATAGATAAAAAGGAGCAAACATATGGATAATGTTATTAACAATTGGTATCTCTACATTGCCACTATCAGCGTGGTTATTCTTGCGGCGATGACAATTCATCAGTTCCTGAGAAAACCCACTATTGAACAGTACAATCAGGTTAAGGAATGGATTCTGTATGCTGTTATTGAAGCTGAGAAGACTCTTGGAAGTAAGACAGGACAGATTAAACTGAGAATGGTTTGGGATATGTTCCTTGAGAGATTCCCTCACATCTCACCCTTTGTAACTTTTGAGATGTTCTCTTCTTGGGTAGATAATGCTCTCGTGAAGATGAGAAATATGATTGAATCTAACAAAGCAGTAGCTGAATATATCATTGAAGATACGGTAACATTTGAAGAATAAAAGGAGTAATCCATGACAAGACAAGAAGCAATAGATAAGGTAGCCGCTATTGCTAAAGCAGAAGTTGGCTACATGGAAAAGAATAAAGGACAGAATCTATATACACATACTCCCGGTGGTGATGGCAACTATACTAAATACTGGGCAGACCTCAAACCTTCCTATCAAGGTTCAGCTTGGTGTAATGCTTGGTGTATGTGGATTCTCTATAAGGCATTTGGTAAAGAGATTGCCAAGAAGATGACTTATATTCCTAACGGACAGGATTTTTCATACTACACTCCTACCACAGCGGGATGGTTCAAAGCTAATAAAGCTTTTGATATGAATCCTCTGGTAGGAGATTTTATTTATTTCAAGAACAGCACTCGTATCTGCCACATTGAATGGGTATACAGAGTAACAACTACTACCGTCTATACTTATGGCGGTAACACATCACCGGGAAATGGCAAGGTATATCCCAACGGTGGTATGGTATGTATGAAAGCTTATCCTCGTTCACTCTCTCGCATTGCGGGATATGGACATATCAATTGGGATTTGGTTACTGACTCTACACCTATTGATACCAACATCAAGATGGATATCATCAAGAGCGGCGTAGAAGGTCTTAAGCTGACAGCTAATCTTAATATCAGAAAAGCACCCAAAGACGGTGAGGTTATTCGTACTGCCGTTGCAGGATTTAAGGTTAAACCTCTTGGCAAGACCTACGTTGACGGTGAGCCTTGGATTAAGATTGATGGTGGTTGGATCAGCGGCAAGTATGTTGAAGGTTGGATTCAAGAACCTAACAACAAGTGGTGGTATGTCAATGCCGGATGGAAGTATACAGTAAATGGAAGTCAGACTATTGACGGTGAGACTTACTACTTTGATAAAGACGGTTATATGAGAAGTAATGAGTTAATGGAGATAAAAGGAGTAATGATGTATCTGAAATCATCGGGTACAGTAGCTAAGAAGGAATGGGTAGAATTAAAGAATACTTGGTATTATGCAAAGGAGAAC